GCCCTATGCAAGTTGCGGCAACTTGCGGCACTTGCTGTTTATGAGGGGCAATTTGTCGGTTTGCCGCAAGTTGCCTCAACTTGCATTGATTGCGGGTTGATAGAATACACACTGCAATCAATAGCTTACCTTCGCTTGGCTGGTCGCAATACATGCAACTTGCGGCAAAGGTTTGAACACCTAAAGCCGCAACAACGAAGGGTACTTTAGTACCCACGTTGCGGCAAGGCAGGTAAGCCAAGCGGCGCAACCCTTGGGGCATTGCAGCCCGATAAGTACACCCAACACGTGCGGCATTGCGACATGCGTTTAAACACGCAAGCATTGCGACATGCCAACCCGCACGCACTGCGACATGCCGGCATTGCGGTTCGCAACTCGCTGAATCAGCCGACATCGCTGAACGTATCGCAATGTTCAGTACGTTCTGTATGAACAGAAGGGGGCGTACCCCGCGATGCGCTGAGCGCTCGCCCTACGCCCGCTGCCTGGGCAGGTGCCTCTCGGGTCCGCGATATTTTATTTTTGAAAAACGATGTCGCATGAATTGCGACTTGATTCGTACGAATCGCTACACTCGCAGCGAAGTTGAGAACAGAGTATTGTCGGGGCATGAAACGAAAACTGCTCATCGTGTTCTGGCTCATCGCTGTCCTGGCCGGCTGGTTTCTATGGTGGAATTTGTGGTAGGCTGATCCAGCATTGCGAGGATAACAATATGTCTGAAGACACCTACATCGAATACTTAGCTATTTTCCTTTCATGGACAGCGATGCTCTCTGGCTACGAGAAGGCGGAGTTGCCGGAAGTTTCGTTTGAGCAGCACTCGTTTTTCGTTGAAAATGTCTGTGGTGGTAACGAGTGCAATGTCGCTGGCTGGTACGATGACAGCGACGTTGTTTATATCGACGAGAAGTATTCTGACATCGAGCAAAGTTTTGCATCGAGTTTGATCGTGCACGAGTTTACGCACTACTTGCAAGATAAGAGTGGCAAATTCGACACTCAGTCGTGCGAAGACAGCAGAATGCGCGAACGCGAGGCTTACTACGTGCAAAATCGTTACATCGTCGAAGCGCTTGCAAGGTTCGACACGATCGACCCAGGCCCCACGGTTTGTAAATACAAAGAATGAGAACCGAACTCGAAAAGAAAGCCGACGCGCGTCTGTCACCGGACCAAAAATCCGCGCGTCGCATTGCTGAAGCGGGGCTCACCAGAACCTCGGACGCGAGCAAGAAGCTCGCCACGGCCAGATTGCGGACCGCAATCGCCGAACTAACTGATCGCAACATGGAACAGTTCCAGTTCTGGCTCGAATATGTCGCGCTCGACGACCCTAAAGGTGCACTCGACATCGTCGTGCGTATGTTAGAATTCAGCGTACCGAAGCTCTCGCGAGTCGAGGCACAGATTAGTGCTGCCGGCACCGTTGTTTTGGAAGACCTGACGATTGGCGAATTGAAAGCGCTACTCGCGACAGCGCAGACGACGGGACAAACATTCGAAGGCGAGGCAGAAGAATTACCGACACCACAGGAGAAGTAAAATGTCAATCAGTATGCAGAAGTACGGAGTAATCAAGAACCCACACCAGGGCAACTATAAGAGAGTGCTTTGCGTTTGCAGCGGAGGTATTCTGCGCTCAGCAACGGCAGCAGTCGTCCTTGCTGGTGAGCCGTTCAACTTCAACACGCGAAATGCGGGGTGTGATGACTACCACGCGCTTATCCCCGTCACCGAGGAACTGGTTGTGTGGGCGGACGAGATCGTCTTCATGCAAGACGGGATGCGTCAGAGAATTGCTGAACGCTTTGATCTTGATGGCATCGAAACTCAGGTGCTCGACATTCCGGACAGCTACGCGTATCGCGACGACGAGTTGATCGAACTCATCAAAGAATCGTATATGTTTGATCTCGTCAAAGAAGCGATGGACAAGTTTTGAAGGTCTTCATCAAAGGCCCGTATCAGCGGGCGGACGGTAGCGTCTTTGCTCGGTTCTTCACGGGCAAAGGCGACCAGTTCGCGGCGATAGTGCTGGGCTTGAAGTCGCCCGAAGACATGACGAAGGCTGCACAGAGCTTTGCCGATCGCATCCGAGCTTACAAAAAAGATCCGAACGGATATACTGGCACTTATTGATAAGTGCAGGTATCTTTTACCCAGGAGAAAATCATGGAACAAGAGACAGATTTTACGGACAACGGTTTGTATTACGACTGGTGGGACATTGAAAATGCCTTCATGTGGGGCGTGTTTGTTGGAGCGCTTTTAGCCGGTGCCCTAGTATCAATTTTAGGTCATTACGGTTTTGCTATCTGATGAAAACCGTGCTCATACTGCTGACTTGGTTCGGAGCTGTTCCGCAGTATGAGCAGCGCATCCCGACCGAGGACGATGCTGACTGCGACCGGATGGAACGTACCATTGTCCGGAACTGGAAGAAAAATCATGTTGAGGGGTTCGTCGGCGTGACGATGTGCCGGGAGGAAGACTATGTCGTCGAGTAAGATGAACTTTAAAGACAAGCACTTGGTGATAGTAACGTGGGGCGATGCTTACGCCAACTTGGCGTACTACGAACCAAACAGGGGGCAGGACTTGACTCCGATGGTGATTAAAGACGTGGGTTGGATCTGCGAGGAGAATGACGAGTGCATAGTATTGTGTGGCTCTGTCTCTGAGACCGGGAGTCAGAGGAATCTGGCTGTGATTCCAAACGTGAACGTAATCAGTATCGAGGAGTTTGATTTCGTATGAAATGGTATCTGCTTTATTTGGTGCTGACATCTGACGTGAATCACAACTGGTTCGTTAAAGAGATGAGCCAGGAGATGCCGTCGCGAATTGTTTGCTTGAGAACAGCGGCACAGCTCAAAAATATGACCACGCTCCGACGACAGTTTTTGGATGTGCGCTGCGAGCCGAAAACCCCACCTAGTTGACAGATGTGACCGCTAAAGCGTATTATCCGTGAGCGATACGGAACTTTAACTACTCCGAGGATCATACAATGCTTCAGGAACAAACACGAGACGGCGAATTTGTATTCGTCAGACGGTCAGCTCTCCAAATCAAAACAGGTACGGCACGCGTCGGCGGCACCATTGCTGCGACGACTGCTCGTGTAACTATCCCCACAGGTGCCAAGCTCGTCGAAGTTACCGCGCTTGTTGACTGCTACATCATGTTTGGCCCAAGTGACGTTGATGCGACAAGTACCATCGGCAACGACGGCACGAACAGTAAGCTATTCGCTGCCGGCGTTCAGATTCTTGAAGTGCCGAGTCCGGGCGACGTGCTCGCGACACATCTAGCGTTCATCGAAGCCGCAGCCGGCGACGACAGCGTCATCCAAGTCGAAGTTCTGGTTTAACCATGTCACGACGGACATTGTCACTGCGCGGTTCTGTCCGCTCCGCATTACGTGAACGTGCTGTCAGTGTTGCCGACGCTGGCGATCCAGACTTCGCTAGTGTGGTTTTCCTAGCCGGGTTCAATGGGGCAAATGACGCTACCGCGTACACTGAAGAATCAGATAATGCGGCTGTCGCTACCTTCCTCAACTCAGCACACCTTGATACTGCCCAGAAGAAGTTTGGCACTTCGTCATTGCGCACTGAGGTAGATACGTCAGACGCTGTCCATTTTCCCGACATTGCGGCTTACGACTTAAGTAACAATGACTTCACGTTAGAGGGTTGGGTATGTTGGCAAGACATTCCCCACTCAAGTACCCAGGATTTTTGGGTAGGTCAGTGGAACAACGACGGCACTGGCGGTAAAGCATGGACTATAGGACTGTGGGAAAATAGCGGCGACGAGAAAACCAGATTTTTCTGGTCTCTCAATGGCGCAGACTCGGTCGTAAACGACTTGGGTGCCCCGAAATTCGCACCAGCCAATAATATTTGGTATCACTGGGCGGCCTGTCGCGACGGTACCATCGTACGCGTCTTTTGGGACGGTACACAAGTTGGCGGAAACATCGACATCGGTACAGATATTATCGCTACCTCCGACGAAGTATTGATGTTTGGCGGTATGTTTTCTACAGACTTTCCGCTTGTCCTCCCCTTTGATGGTTGGATAGACGAAACGCGTTTCACAGTAGGTGTTGCACGCTACACAGCGAACTTCACCCCACCAACTGAGGCGTTCCCAAGAGCATAACGGAGAAGTCAGATGGCGCGAGCACAAGCGTTCACTGAAGAAGATGCCATAGTCGAAATGCTGAAGCGTAAACGCGCTCAGCAATCTCTGCACAGCTTTGCACTGAACGTGGACATCCCTGGTGCGCCGATGGATGCGCTATGTCCGGACGAGGATCTGATCGGGCCGGCGCGCGACTTGATGGCGATACATCATGCAATGATGCTGGAAGCTACGCAGAATTGCATGAACACTCCGTTCGGGCGCCTGATGGTTTTCATGCCACCGGGAAGCGCGAAGTCTTCATATATACCCGTCGTCGCAGCGGCCTGGGAGATGGGACGCAAACCCAAGTCTCGAATAATCCTCGGAAGTTACGCCGACAAGATTGCGAAGAAACAGTCGCGTCGCTGCATCCAACTCTGCAAGTCGAAACGCTACCAAAATATCTGGGATGACACACCGCATCTGACGCGCGACGCGACGGAAGACTGGGCACTCAGTAACGAAAGCGAATACATGGCAGCCGGCATCATGTCCGGCATCACCGGCAACCGGGCGAGCGGAGTCATAATTGATGATCCTGTCGCCGGACGCGAGGAAGCCGACTCATCGACAGTGCGTCAGAAGACGCTCGATGGATACCAAGATGACATCATGACTCGGTTGCTTCCGGGCGCGTGGGTCATAATGATAATGACGCGATGGAACGAGCAGGATCTTGCTGGTTCAATTCTTCCGGATGACTACGACGGAAGTACCGGGTTCATCCGATGCAAGGACGGCATGGACTGGTATGTTCTTAATGTGCCAGCGAAGTGCGAGAAGCCGGACGATCCGCTTGGCCGCGAACTGGGCGAGTATCTCTGGCCGCAGTTCTTTCCACCGCAGCACTGGCAGATGTATGAAAACGCGCCCGGCAAAGAAGGCCGACGCGTGTGGGCATCGTTGTACCAGCAGCGTCCGGCGCCGGAAGAAGGCGGCGACATTGACCGTACTAAGATCCAGTGGTACTCACCAGGGCAGGCGCCGCCATACGAAGTGCTCTCGCTGTACGGCGCGTCTGACTACGCGGTCACGGAAGGTGGCGGCGATTTCTCTGAGCACGGGCTGTTTGGCATGGACGGTGACGGTGATCTATGGGGCTTAGAGTGGTGGTCTGGACAAAAATCTCCTGACGACTCAGTCACAGCGATGCTTGACATCATCGCGAGTCTTCGCGCGCCAAACATCTGCCGAATGTGGTTTAACGAAGGCGGGTTGATCGACAAGTCTGTACGACCCCTTATAAATAGAATGATGAAAGAGCGGCGCGTTTATGTCGATATCCGGGCGCTGCCCTGCATGAAAGATAAGCGCGCGAAGGTGGCGGCGTTTGTCGCGCGTGCGAATGCGGGACACGTGCATTTGCCGAATGTCCCGTGGGCGCACGACTTGCTCAATCAGATCGCTACGATGAGTTCCGGTGGCCGATTCGACGACAAGGCGGACGTGGCTGGGCTCATTGGCCGTGCAATAGATCAGTTCCGCGAAGTGCCCCGCGTAGCGATGCCGCAGAAGCCAGTCATCAAGCCATTCACAGCGAAGTGGATCGAGTGGGAAGACGAGCAGGATAAACCGCAAGTGAGGTATAGATAGGGGGTGGACGCGCTGGCGTGGACTCCTGTACAATGCAACGCAACTGACCGAGGACAGATTTCATGGCCGATTTTGAAGTAACAGGCGACGAGGGCAGACCAGACCTAGACGCTGAATCCGAAAAAGAAAAACAGCTCATCAGGCGCCTGTTAAAAGCGTATAACTCAGCACGAACATTCGACAAGGATGCGCGCAAAGAGTATGCGAAGGATCGTAAATATGCGAGCGGTAAAGCCGACCTGACGTGGGCAGTTGATGCCAACTACATCGGCACGTTCATCGACATTCTCATCAGTTTTCTGTACGGGCAAGATCCAGACGTGCTTGCACAGCCCACCGAAAAAGTTGGCACGACTCCGGACGAAAACGACGAGATGTTTGCCGATACCCTCCAACTGGTGATCCGTCTTCTGTGGAAAAACGCGCGGCTGAAAAAGTATTTTCGCAAGATGCTGCGTTCGTCTTTGTCAGTCGGTCCTGGCTGGCTGAAAGTCATCATGGTAGTTGAGAAGCGCAACAACCCGCTCATCGAGAACAAACTAAACGACGCACGCGACAACATGGCGCGGCTCGTTGCTAAGCGTGAAACTATCAAAAACAAGGAAGGGGACAAAGACGAAGAAGAAATAAACGTTCTTATAAAAGAGAGCGAACTTCTCATGGCGAGTTTGTCGGACAAACTCGAAGTTGTTTTCCGACGCGGACTCGCGATCGACTTTGTTCGAGCTGAAGATATGCAAGTCAGTCTCGACGTGTCTGAAATCAGTGACCATCTGAGCGCGAACTGGAACGCTAACCAGATGTTCATACAGTCAGACGAAGCTCCAATGATGTTCCCACGGCTAACGGCTGAGGATCTCAAGACTGCGAAAGTGTTTTACCAGCGCAAGGATAAGAAGGATAGCAGCGCAGCTAACGTCACTGCCGAGGATGCTGAGAAGTACACGGCAGCGACACAGACTGGGGGCGGCGCTGAAGACGAAGTTAAATTCATTCGTGTGGTTGAGCTGTGGGATAAGCGCGACAATCACATCAAAACGATGATCGACGGTGTCAACAAGTGGGCGCGGCTTCCTTATCAGCCGCCCCACGCATCGACACGATTCTATCCGTACTTTGAGTTGGCGCTGTTCGAGACTGACAGTGAACGGCATCCACAGTCATTGACTGGCCGGTTGATAAAACTACAGGAAGAATACTCAAGTGCTCGTTCTAACGGACGCCTTGCGCGCGAGCGTTCTGTACCGGGCATCATTTTTGACGCGCAGAAAATTACGCCGGATGACATCAAGAAAATCGAACGGTCAGTTCATCAAGAGTATGTTGGGGTGAACCCGATCGGTGGCGACGACATCAGAAAAGCGTTCGCTGAAAAACCTGTTGGCAAGTATGATCCGCGAATCTATGACACGTCCGCGTCAGTTAAAGATATGGAAGTGATCGCAGGCGTGCAAGAAGCACTGTCGCAGGGCATTTCGAGAACAAAGACCGCGACCGAAGCGAACATCGAGCAGACTGGATTCGCGTCACGCACGGGCGCAGACCGCGACACTGAGGAAGACGTGTTGACGGATCTTGCGCGATATACAGCCGAGTTATCGTTGCAAGCACTGCCATACGAGTACGTCGTGAAAATCGCCGGTAAACTCGCATTCTGGCCTGAAAACATGCCGTTCGAAGAAGTTGTAACAATGGTGAACGTCGAGATCGAAGGCGGCACGACGGGCAAGCCAAACAAAGACGCGGAGCGTCAGTCCTGGGCGACGGTGATGCCGCTGATTCGAGAGACAATAATTGTTATCCAGCAGGCATTTGCGGCTGGTAATGTGCCGCTTGCTGAAGCGCTGAGCGAACTGTTACGAGAAACACTGCAACGTATGGATGACCGAGTCAATCTGGATCGGTTCCTTCCGACACTCGCAGCAACACCGGAAGGTGCTGTCCCCGCAGAACAAGCTGGCGGGGCAGTTACCCCGTCGCCGGGTGCAGCAGCACCAGCGGGGGCGCCTGTCCAATAAATCACCTTGTACACTTTACGTGGACGTTCACGAATTGTGTACACTCAACAATAATGAACGGAGTATGAAATGGTTGACGAAGTTGTAAAACAAGAAACGCCTGAAGGCGAGGTTACACCTACTGAGCCGGTTGTGCCGGTTAAGCCCACTGAGCCGAAAGAAACGATGCTTGATGCGGTCAGCAAAGCTGTTGACGCGGAAACGCTCGGTATGGAAGACGTAGATGGCAAGACACCGACAGGAGACGATAAAGATGGGAAACCGAAAGCCCCGGATGACAAGACACAAAAAACCCCGGACGGCGAAAAGCCCGCCGAGGTTAAGCCCGACGAGCCGACTGGCGGCGAGAGCGATGCTGAAAAAGAGGCGGCTAAAGCAGCAGCAGAAGTAGCCGCCGCAGCGGAGGGCAAGACCCCCGAAGAAATCGCAGCCGCCGCAGCGGAGGGCAAGACCCCCGAAGAAATCGCAGCCGCCGCAGCTGCAGAAAAAGTCCCGGATCACGTCAACGACCCGATTCCTGAAGAACTCAAGGAAGGCACCAAGGAACGCATTCGATCGTTAGCCACGATGGTTAAGGCGCGCGACGAGGATCTCGTGGAGCGCACCAACGAGCGCGACGAGATGATTGAGATGGTTCGGGAAACCGGAACATCAGCCGAGGCATACGGACAGATGTTGACGTTCATGTCACTATATAATAGTGATGACCCGGAAGCTCAACGTGAAGCATTCAAGGTTATTCAAGCAGAATACGTCGCACTTGCAACTAAACTTGGTGAACCGATCCCTGGTCATGACTGGCTTGCAGAACATCCAGACTTAGCGAAAGAAGTGGAAGCTGGTACGCTCACCGAACAACGGGCTCAAGAAGTTGCACAGGGACGCGCCCGTACGAAAGCCAATGACGCGGCTACTGTGGCTGCCAGCGAAAGAGCGGACCAAGACAACGTTACTTTACTAGCCGTAGCAGAGGGTAAAGCGGCCATGACCGCGCTGGGCACACGTCTAGCAACTGATCCGCAGTACATGGCTAAGAAAGCGATTCTAGTCCCTGCTTTGCAAGACATCATGCGTGCTACGCACCCGTCAGATTGGGTCACAGTGTTTGAAACCGCTTACAACAAGTTGGTGCTTCCTGCGACTGTTACACCAGAAGTTCCTGATCCGTCGAAACCTAAAGAGCCAACACACGAACCGCTGCGGCCTAAAAATCCCGCAGGCGAGGGCAAAAAAGAACCGACGACGATGCTGGAAGCAGTCAGCCAATCTCTCGGTGACGACATCGAGGACTAAAATCGCACCTACAAGGAACGGTAATGCACAAGGCCGACAAACGAGTCACGTATAAAAAAGAAGTAACGGCACTTGATTACATTCATGAGTACGACATTGATCCCGAAAAACGCGAGATTTATTTGTTCGGTCGTGAAGAATTTGTAATCAGTTGCGACACTGAGGATTCGCACCCGGAGCCTGGAATCGACTACACGATTGCAAATCGCTTCATTCGGAACTTGCGAATGCTGCAAGGGCTGTCAGATGAACCAATTTTGATACACATGAAGACCAACGGTGGTGATTGGGTCGAAGGCATGGCGATCTATCAAGCTATTCTCGCCTGTCCGAATTACGTCACAATTCTCAACTACTCTCATGCTCGCAGTATGTCGTCTATCATTTTTCAGGCCGCAGACTGGCGGGCGATGTTGCCATATTCTACTTTCATGTTTCACGACGGTACTTACATTTTTGATGGCACGGTAAAACAGATGCACACTTACTACGCGCAAGAAAAGATCGCGTCTGTACAGATGATGGACATTTATCTGGATAAGGCTGAAGAAGGCGAGTTTTTCGCGGGCAAATCACGGAAGCAGATTGAAACTTGGATGCGTTCCGAGATGGACAAAAAAGAAGACGTTTACCTACCGGCGAAGTTAGCAGTAGCTATGAACTTTGCTGACATCGTATTCGGAATTGACGGTCAGTACGACTGGACAAAACTTCGGGGCTAAAATGCTAACGGTAATCTGTTGGAAGTGGCAACCCCCTGCATCGTGGACGCGCGATGACAGAAAGTTTACGGCGGAGCATGTCAACGTGTTCGCGCGCATGTTCGCACGCCACTACCACAAGCCGTATCGTCTCGTTTGCATTACGGACGATCCAGAAGGTGTAGAGTGCGAGACATATCCGCTGTGGGATGACCACGTTGAACTTGCAAACCCGGATAGCACCTTTCTTTCGAACTACAGGCGCCTAAAGATATTTAGCAAAGAGATGCGAGAGATTTTCGGGCCTCGCGTCTTGTCTCTGGATCTTGATTGCATAATCGTGAACGACATCACACAGATGCTTGCTCGATCTGAGACGTTTGTCGGAATACGACTGCACAAAAAAACTACGCTCAACCGTCACTTCCACGTTGACAAGGTGTACGGCGGCGCAATGTACCTGATGGACACAGGCGCACACAGTTACGTGTGGGATGAGTTTGACGCGAAAACATCACCACAAGTAGTTAAAGACGCTAATTACATTGGTAGCGATCAGGCGTGGATGTCATACAAGCTCGGCTGCGGTCACGCGGTCTGGACGCGCAGAGACGGTGTACTATCTTTTCAGAACGACGGGAAATTGTTGTGGCATAACCGGATACACGCCTCGTACGCAAGGATCATTCACTTTCACGGGCACCCTAAGCCGTGGGACCCTGATGCACGAAAATATCAATGGGTGCGAGATAACTGGAAATGACATGCTGACAGTAATTTGCTTCAAGTGGAAAACCCCCGACTGGTGGACAGGTCCGAGTCGCTGTGAGTTCACGGCTAAACACGTCAACATCTTAGAGAACATGGTGAACCGGCACTACCACAAGCCGCATCGGTTCGTCTGTATTACTGACGATCCAGAAGGGATCAACGGTGAGACGTTCCCGTTATGGGACGACTTTGCAGACGTGCGTAATCCTATCGACCGCTGGGTTTCGTGTTACCGACGCCTAAAGATATTCAGCAAAGAGATGATCTCCATTTTCGGACCCCGCATCGTTGTTCTGGACATTGACGTTGTACTCGTTGATGACGTGACACCGCTCTGGGATCGTTCAGAGCCGTTCGTAGGAATACGGCTAAATCGGGGGAACGTTCAACAGAAGCGATATGGCGGCGCGATGTATCTGATGGATACCGGCGCGTTTTCATACGTGTTTGACGACTTTGATCCAGAGACATCGCCGCAAGAAGCTCTCGACGCTGGCCTTATGGGCAGCGATCAAGGGTGGCTCTCTTATAAGCTCGGTCCGGATCAAGCAGTCTGGACGCGTAATGAAGGTGTGATGTCATCAAAACTTGATCGCTGTCTTCGCTGTAATCACGTACGTAACCGCTGTAGGATCGTCATGTTTCATGGTAAACCCCGACCGTGGGACCACAACGCACAAAAAATGCGCTGGGTTGCGGAGCACTGGAAATGAACGTCATGTATGTATTTGACGAGTTGCCGAAATCTATTTGGCACAAAGTTATTGTCACTGAAGCGAAACGTCGTGGCTGGCGTGCACGCAAAGTTAGGGCTTCATTTCAGCTACGCGTGCCAGGATACGTTTTTATTCGCCTAGCTATGAATGAAAAACTTTTGCAGTGGCATCGACGCGTAGCGGATATAATGCGTGAAGTGCCGGGTATGCGCCTGATTCAAGACCCAACCCAAGTTGAGCTTTACGAAGACAAGATTGGGCAAACACAGCAGTTTCATCCTTGGATGCCGCACACTGAACTGGCGTTCTCTGAAGCTGATGCGCAGATACTTTTATCTGACATGACTTATCCGTTCATATCGAAAGCCAAAGTAGGCGCGTCGTCGTGTAACGTTCGGCTGATTACGAACATGGTTGAAGCGCGACGCGAGATCGAACTGGTATTTGTCGGTGATGGTATTCCCAACCTATCGCACTACCCGAATCAGAAGGGCTATCTAATCTGGCAAGAATACATCTCGCACGATGTCACGTGGCGAGTCAATATAATCGGGACGAAGTTCTTCGTGTTTAAACGGTATAACTTCGCCGATCGGCCAATGGCACAGACTGGAAACGTCGAGCCGGTATTAGTCATGGACGACAAGATTGCGAGTTTGTTAGAGTACACAAAAGAGATCGCCGCAGAGATCGAAACAAAGTGGTGCGCATTCGATATCTTAGAAGGACCGAACGGCTGGCTCTTGCTTGAGACGACTTTAGGTTGGCCCTGGCCGTCACCCGGTAACTGTGACGAGTGCGTCTGCTGGAACAGCCCGCACAAGTGGGCTGATATGTTCAAAGTGCTGTTCGATGAAATTGAAGCTGGCGAGTGGCCTGAATCGGTTCTCGCTGACAAGGACTTAATAAGATGAAAATTGAAGTGACATTCAAACAGGTGATCTTTCCGCTGTACGTCGCGCTCAACATGCTGGTCTGCGCGATCGTGTTCTTTCCGTGGGCGCAATCTCGCGAATCAGTCTCAGGGCTGTTGGGCCGCTGGCTCGTAGATGGCTCTTGCTGGCAAGTAAACATCGCGTACATTCTCTCAGCGCCGATTGATCGGTGGCATGAAAAAGATCACTGTCGAAACACGTACGCTTACGAAAGAGGGATGCGGGTAGCGCTCTATGGCAAACCTAATCACCCACCGGGTAAATAAACTTCGCGGTCCAATACTTGTTATCGGCGGTGGGCCTTCAGCAATACGTGACCTTGCGTGGATACCAAAAGGCACGGAGTTTGCAGCCGTGTTGAGCGCTAACGACCACGGCTTTAAGCAGACGTATTTCGCGCCTACACACATCGTGTGCAACGATCACAAGCACAGCATGACAGGTGAGTTCATGGAGGAAATCTTGCGTCCGTACGAGGTATCAATTATCACCCGGCACTGGTGGGGCGACTACAGAATCCCGAACGCGTATCTCCGGTTGAATAGCGGCATGGCCGCAGTCGTCGTAGCAGTAATGCTCGGCGGAAATCCGGTCGTCGTTGTGGGCCTGGATTGCTATACAGGACCTACTTATTTTCACGATCCGGATGTGCAAACCGCGCAGAGTAAGGCGCCCTGGCCGAAGTTCGAGCGCCAGATTTTACGCGTACAAAGACAGACTGCTGGCGCTAACATTCGCGCAATGAGCGGCCCGATGATGCGTGCGTTTAAGCCGTATTATAGTAATGAGCTGTTTCACCATGCTCCGCCACTACCTAAAAACATTCCATGCGTGGAATATATGAAGAACCAGAAGCAGTACACAGCCCGCGCCACTATTGAGTTTCATTGGTTCCTTGCGGATGTTCCTGCGGGCGCGGAGTGGCCGGTTTCAGAAAAAGAAGCAAAGCATTTCCGAGAAAACTATGAGCGCTTTAAGGTCGAAATTGAGGGACTTGACATGCAGAGATGATTTTTCGTAATATTGCGCTCGTGGTCTGCCTAGATCACATGGCGTAGCCGGACCTCGTCCACCGGCAACCGCGTAACCTAGCATCGCGGGGCTTAGGGCAAACATTGTTTTGAACTAACGAGGACGCAATCATGCCATTCAACGCAGAACAACTGGCCTATGCAGGTAAGGCCGCAATCGACTTTTTCCTGAAGAACGATCCCGTTGACCAAATCAACGAGGAACGTCCGCTGTTCAAGAAACTGGTTGGCGATCGGAAACCTTATTCCGGTGGCTTGCAGTATGTTGTTGAGCAGATCCGCGAAAGCAACGACAAGAACTTCCAAGGCTACTTCGGCGACAGTCAGGTTACGTACAACCGTAAGAGAACCCTGAACCAAGCCAAGTTCAGTTATGGCTCGTTCCATGACGGCTTCGGATTGAACGAAGACGAGCTAACGCAAAACGGCATTCTGATGACGGATGACCGCGACGCGAAACCCTCGGGCGCTGAGAAGGTGCAACTCACGAACCTCCTAACGGAGAACACTGAGACGCTCAAGCTCGGTTTCCAAGAGGGCTTCGACATCATGCTCCACCGAGACGGTACGCAAAGCACGCTCGAAATTCCGGGCCTTGACAACGTGATTTCACTGACGCCGACATCCGGCACAGTTGGTGGCATCGACGCCGCTGTCAAGACGTACTGGCAAAACTACGCCAAACTGGATATCACCAAAGCAAATCTCATCGACGAGATGGAAATTGCTTGGCGGGCTTGTGTACGCTACGGCGGACAGGCGCCTAACTTCCTCCTGGCTGGCGATGTTTTTGTCGATACCTACCGGAAAGCTGCTAACGCAGAAATTTCCCGGCAGATTATCGTCGGCGGCGCTCGTGGCAACAAGGACTCTACGAGTGTAGATGCCAGCACGGGCGATGGTGCGAGGACTGGCCTGTTCTTCAAGGGCATCGAGATCATCTGGGACCCAATCTTTAACACGATGGACACCCTGGATAGTCCCGGCGACCAGTGGGAAAGCCGTTGCTATTTCATCAACACGCGTTACCTGAAACTGCGACCGATCGCTGGTCACTGGATGGTTTCGCGCAGACCGCCCCGTGTATATGACAGGTATGTCAACTACTGGGCAACCACGGCAAAAGCCGCATTGACGACTGGCAAGCGCAGAGCGCACGCTGTCCTCACTGTAACCGGCTCCTAAGCCACAACAAACGAGGATAACATCATGCAAGTTTTCACTATTGCCGAAGACCTTGACCTTGACTGGGTTAGTTCCGCTGCTGCTGAAGCGGCTGAGATTGACCTGAACTCATCGTCAAACAACAAGATCCCGTTTCTGCCAAACTACGACGTTGTCGCAGTGATTTCGGTTGCTTCATTGATCGGAACTCCTGACACGGCGCCGAACGTGATTCTCCAAGGTCGCGAGGAATCGACTGACTCTTGGACTGACTTGTTCACGAATACCGAATTCGGTACGAAGTTCAAGCAGATCACGCTGAAGCGGTATCTTCGAGTCAAGACGGACGAGGTTACGTTGTCAGACGGCTTTGCACAGGTTTACCTGCTAGGCAACTAGCAGTTCAAGGTACGGCGGGTCGAAAGGCCCGCCACACCTTTCACAACGAGGAACTAACTATGGCTATCATAAAGAACCATGTACTCGACATTCGCAAATCCGAACTAAGCGTCATCCGGGTCACAGTACCCGCATGGGAAGGCCCAGTCCTTCAAGCAGTTCATGGAGAAGAAGTTCAATTCGTGGACGAGGTAGAAATTACCCGCGATCCTCCAGATTCAGCCGGCGACGAGTACGAGCGACTGGCGAATAAGTACAGAGACGAAGCAGACAAACCCCCGTTCGTTCACGCCGTGTACGGCGCGTTTGCACCGGGCGTAGCTGCTTTACAAAAGGCTATGGACGCAGCCATCACTGAGGAAAAAGGCAGTGAGGAAGCAGAAGTAGCAGGCGACGCTGCTGGCATCGAGAGCGCACAACCATTGGCGCTCGAAGACGAGGCCGCAGCAGTCGGCGTTTAAAGATTCTCCGCAGTGCGATGTAGGTGATGCTTGGGCCGGCTTGTCCGGCCCTTTTTTGCTAGAAGGATGAGAGATGACAACTTTTAACCATGCGTGTGCTATAGGTCTGCCGACAGCGACACTCAGTCAACTCCGTAATCGGATGATGGTTCGGTTAGGCTACGCTGCACAAGTTTCTAATCCGCCCCCAGGCATGGCAGCTTTGCTGGATGATTTCCTAACAAGTGCACAGCGCTTTCTATACACGAAGTCATCGGCTCTCCAAACTGAACGCATCTTTAGCTGGACGATGACAGCCGGCACCCGGTACTACGACATCGCTAGCAACGACGAGCAAACTTCCGGGGCCGAGTTCTGCACAAAGATTCTTAGCGAATTCAAGGCGCCGTCCTGGGTTGGGATGGAAGACCTAAACGGTGTTTGGGCTCCGCTTAACGAGGGCATCGACCCGACTCGATATACAACCGAAGCTCAAAGAGGGTATCCGGACTCGTACGAGATTCGACAGGGCATCGAGGTTTTTCCTGCGCCGGCTGACGCGTATATCCTCCGAGTGAAAGGTCACTTTGGGCTGATGGCTTTTGTAGCGGACGACGACACGACGACACTTGATTCGGAGTTGGTCTTTACGCTTGCCCTGGGGAACGCCAAAAATCATTACGGGCAGCCTGACGGCAGAGCGCTCTTGTCACAGGTTGCAACTTATCTGGGGTCATTGACTGCGAACTCGCACGGTACGGCACGATACATACCGAGAGCGGAAGAAAACCGGATACCTGTGCAGCCCAAAATGACAACGTTCATTCCGTAGGGCTCACTGTAATGGCACGCCGAGAAGTCTTAACTACCGTAAAAGGCGGCATTGACCGCTTGCGTACGAAGGGCGCGGCACTGAAAGATGTGCTGTTTGATCTCGTCAACGGCTATGTTACGTCTGCACGCACAGTCAAGATCCGACCCGGCACGTTCTTAACGGAGACACTTCCAACAGGCACAATCGGATTAGTTGCATTCGAGGGGGATCTGCACATATTTTCTCACAACGTCGTATCTAGTATTCCTTCTGGGTATGTGTTGGATGTTCTGAAATCTCCGGACGGCGATCTTGCGATCACTAAAATTCATTTTGCTGAGCCTTTTTTGGGTGCGCTGTATATCGCTGCTGAGTTTTCTAACGGGAACATTTATCACTTTTGGGTACGCTCCGCTACTATTTGGCAAGCAGATACCGAATATAATTTGGGGGCTCTGGTTAGCCCAGCAGTAACAGATGGCTTCGCGTATGAAGCTACACGTTTAGGTAATCCGTACCCCTCGTGGACTCCGAATGCGCCTCGTGCGGTGGACGACATCATTGAGCCGACCGTGTATAACGGCTATTACTTCAAAGTCATTTCAGTTGTCGGCGACGAGCCGCGTTCTGGTGACATCGAACCGATCTGGCCGACCAATGCCGGCGAGACAGTATTGGAAGACACAGACGGGACATTGACGCCGCCAGACGCGACGCCGCCGACTCCTGTAATACCAGTTTTACCTGACGACGACCGTTATACTACTGGTGGTCGAACAGCGTGGAAATAACATGACTGCTCAATGGCAACCCGGTAAACTCTACGCGCCCGGCGACATAGTTCAGCCGAGGATCACTGACGCCATATCGCAGAGCGCGCTGGACAACGCTGATTTTGAAGGCGCAGGCGGGTGGGACGAAACTGGAAACTACTCGATCTCAGCAGGCGGCGCGTTCAAAGGCAGCCAAAAAATGACATTCGCCGCTGGTACGATAATGGCTATCGGCAAAAGAAATGTCGATAACTTGGCGAAAAGTTCTGACGGTGTGAACTGGGCGTTAAGCGAGGTAGAAGTTAGCGGCTCGCCTGTATGGTTCCAGAATGTCGCCATGATACTTCAAAAAGTTAACTCACTTGGTAAGTGGTTTATCGCTGGTGGCAGCCCAAGTCCCTCTGCTTTCATGCACGTAAGTTCCGACAACGGAGCATCGTGGACAAGAATTACGCCAACAGGTGACTTTCCTGCCAACAATAGCAACCAATTTTTTAAGTGGTTCTCAGAACTTGGTCTCATGTTCTGGGGGACAGCCTCGACTGAAGGTATATTCAGGTCTTCTGATGGTGTTGCTTGGGTAGAAGGTACACAGGCTCTATCTGAGTCATTTGGCAACATTGATTACTCACCAACGCTCGGCATGTTGATGGTGACTTCCTCGGCCACTACCAACTGTTTGTGGTCAACCGATGGGGGTGATACGTGGACAGTTACCAATACCGGGCTGACTGTCGCAGAGATAATTTGGTGTTCTGGGCTCGGTGATGCAGGTCTTTGGGTTGTCTTTTCAAGCGCAGGCGCAACAAAAATTTCAGAAGACGGCATAACTTGGACGGATCAGGGAAGTGCGCCAAGTGGTTACAGCGGCACGTCACGTAGTACGGCATACGATCCGGCGCAAAATCGTTTGGTTGCGATAGACGCTAGTTCAGCCGGCTTCACAGACGACGGCATAAACTGGACGGACAGCACCACAATCCCGTCCGGCTTATGGACACGGATCGTATGGGACGCCGGAAGCGGCTTATTTGTAGTCTCTGAAAATCAGGTGAATAATGGTTCATTCATGACTTCGCCAGATGCGGTCACTTGGACAGAACATACAATCACCGCTGGCAGCGAGGGTTGGGCAACAATAGCCTCTGGTGCGGCGTCTGCATCAAACGAGACATCAGAAAATACCGCACGGCTCACGGTTGAACCGGGTCAGCAAATTACAGCCAAGGTGTATGCAAAAATTATAGGCGCAGGCTTTACAGCCAATGTCGGGATTACTTGGCATGGTGCTGCTGATGCACTACTTGGGACTACCTTTGGGGCTGACCCAATCGTCGGTGCATCGACAGCCTATCGTAGAGTCGCGGTATCAGGTTTAGCACCAGACGGTGCGCTCACATGTTCCGTTGTACTTGTCGCTGACGGTATTGGTGATGCGATATTTTTTGACGAAGTTACAATCGGTCACGCGAATCCTGTTGGAATTTCACTGCTTCTATTCAAAGCGACGCAGGCAGACCCCGGATTTTCTGACAGCTTCGAGCCGACTTGGCCGACCGTTGTTGGCAATACGGTTGTCGATAATGAAGTGACGTGGGAAGGCGTGCCAGCTAATCGTGTTCAATGGCAAGCATTTCCGATCCTCGTGAGTGGTTCGTCTGAGCCGACGTTCCCGGCTACTGTCGGTGGCGAAGTTGCGGATAACACGATCTCATGGAAAGCAGCTACCCGACGCGTGGAAGACCCAAACTGTCCGAACACTGCGGCTGTCGCGATCACTGCCAGCAAAATATTCGCAGGTGATAAGGACATCATCCCGTTCTCTGCAACTGTCAATCCACTGGACTGGACGACTGCTAATGATGCCGGTTACATACCGTTTGGACTGAATACGTACGGCTCGCAGGATGTATCCGCACTAGGATTATACCGCAGCAATTTGGTCGCCTTTAATTCGAAGGGCTTCCAGATGTGGCAAGTTGACGAGGACCCGACAAACTTCGCGATATTAGATGCCGTACCTGTTGGCATTCCGTCTGCCGGTGCCATGTCCATACAGCCTGTGATGAATGACTTGGTATTTATGGTAGAAGTCGGCATACGAAGCATGGGCATAGCTGGCGCGTCGTCGAACTTGGCGGCGGGACAGTTCGGCAAGAGCATCGACCCCCTGGTGAAAGCCAAGCTAAAAGCAGGCGAAGTACCGATTTCACTTTTCTATCCAGGCCAAGGTCAATACTGGCTCATATTCGGTGCGGAAGCATTCGTGCTGACGATGAACGGTGGTAAAGGCGAGATGTCGTGGAGCCGTTACACGTTCCCCGCAGCGATTGATGACTGGACTATTCTGGACAAGGATCTGCTATTACGTTCAGGTGATAAGATCCTGCGGCTCGACGAAGCAGCGATACGTGATGAGCAAGTCGGCGATCCAGCGACAGCCGGTGAGCTGTTTACTGGTCAGATTTGGTGGCACTATCTTGACTTCGGCGGGCTTGGTGATGACAAGATGATGCTCGGTTTTGATCTAGTCGGAGAGGGCGAGGTTACGGTTACGTTCGGCTACAATCAAAAAGATACTTCGCAAGCAACACCTGACTACACACTCGCCGATATTAACAGTGTGCCGGGCACCATGATTCCGATGCCCCTTACGGCGCCAAGTATTCAAATGCGGCTTGTCTTTTCTTCTGACCAAGAGTGGGAATGGTCAGCCGCAGCTATTTATCTACAAGACCAAAGGACAGGATCATAATGCAAAATAAAGCGTTTAAAAATAAAATGAAATCAGAGTATTCGGGCGACGGGCGGAGCAAAAAAGAAGCGTTCAAAAAACCGCTGACGCCGGAAGACCTCTTAGAACTCACAGAGCCAGTGCTGTCTGACTTCTTATACATTTGTCACAACTTGCCTTCGGATGAGCAGCGACAGATTAACGCGCTCTCGGGCATGGAAGTGTACGACGCAGACGCCACGGCGCTGAACTGTGCAAACATGAATGGCTATAAGTGGGTCATTCTTCACGGCAAACAGCCGCTTGCAGTTGGGGGCTGCGCGCTTTTACGACGCGGCGTGTGGCAGACTTTCATGCTCGTGCCAGATCAATCGTGGGAAGACTGGGGCAAAGAGATCACGCAGAAAGTGATCGAACTGCAAAAAGAGATGAAAAAACAAGGACATAGAATTCAAACGCTGTGTCTCTCTGACAGGGCGAAAGCTCGTGCTTGGTATGATAGAATCGGCTTAAAACACGAAGCCACATTGCACAAGTACGGAGCCAACGGCGAAGACGTTGAGATATACGTAGTGGACCAAGAGGGTTAATAATATGTGTGGTGGTGGTGGTGGCGGTGCTGCGGAAGCAGCAGAGACACGTGAAACAGAACGGTTAGCGGAGATCAAACGCGCGACAAGCGCGATCGATGCCGCATTCGGTGGCCGTGGTGCGCAACAGCAGGACTTTGTCGGTGCGTTGCGTTCATTCTTATCTGGTGATGTGCGCAAGCAGCAAAAGATCGCGAGTCGCGGCTTGAAGTTCGGGCTTGCTCGTAGCGGTTTGACTGGTGGCAGCACGGCTGTCGATGTAGGCAGAACGCTTGGTGAGGAATTCAGTACAGGTTTGCTGAAAGCTGAACGTGGCGCACAGGCGGGACTGTCTAATCTGAAAGCATCTGACGAAGCCGCACGAATACAATTACTCGGATTAGCGCAATCAGGTTTGTCTTCCCAGACAGCATCACAGCGCGCGGCTGAAGCTATACGTTCGAACTTAGCCACCGCGAAAGCAGGCGTCACGACTTCAGGTGTGGCGGACGTTTTTGGTAAAACATCTGATCTGTTCCGTAAGCAGGAAGAAGCTGCGGAACGTCGTCGTGGTTTGAGCGAAGCGGAAGTTTTCGCGAGCCCATTTAGCAGGTAAAATTATGTGTAATCCAGATACTCAGATCAATCGACCTAACGGCTTAATCGGCAGTGTGCTTTCGCGAGCGCGGCCCACGCCGCGTGCCGGCGTAGCACCTATTTCTAGGCTACCAGGGGGCCTTGCTAGTTTGCGACCTTCGGTTCGTGAACCCACAGCAGCGCCAACTACGCCTCGCAGAGCCCAGGTTCGTAATAGATCAGGCGCGGAGTTTTAATTATGTGTGATCCAGTCAGTCTTGCACTTTTGGCTACGTCGATCGGAGCCAAAACTATTAACACGCGACAAACGATACGACGCAAGGATCGTGAGATCGCTGCTGGCATCCGTAAGAAGGGTAAAATCGGACGCGAAGCCGCAGCGCGAACCCAGGAAGAAATTAAGCGAGTTGGTGAATCGGACCCTGAAGCGGAGCGCGCAGAGTCGCTCGCTTCATTCGTGGAAGCGCTTCGAACAGGTAAGGAAGAAACGATACCGGGCATTCCGGGCGCTAACCAGCGCTTCGCTGAGGATGTTGCAGCGGCTCGTGCAGGGGTTGCTGGCGAGGCTGGTTCTCGTGCTGGTCTATTAGCGCGCATTGATGCGCCACAAGAGCAGCGTCGGGGCGAAGCGGTACGACGTGGTCGGTTAGCATCTGACATTGGAGTGTTTGCAGATCGTGGTGCGTCTGCTGATTTCCTTGCGCGGCTACGCGCGTCGGAGCAGCGAAACAACCCGTTCATTGATGCTCTTGCAAGTCTTGGTATGGGCGTCGCAAGCGGTGGTATTGCAGGCGGCGGCGGAGGTTTAACTGAAAAGTTAGCAGGCTTATTTGGCACGGGCGAAGAAGCTACACTATTTGGTCCACTCTAGGAGTGTAAGACGTGGCAGACGCACAAGGATTCGAACTATTCGGCGAAGTGCTCGGCGGCGGTATCGACCGTGAGGGAGCATTTCGTGAAGGATTAAAAGAAGGTGGTCAAGCGATTGACGCGGTCGCCAAGGCTCGCATTCGTGTTGACACAGCGAAGAAGCGAGACGAGTTAGCGGGTGCGCTCAAAGTAATGGGCATCGAAAATCCCGATCAGGTTGCTATTATCATGCTCTCTGGTCAGGCAAATTTCCCACAGGCAACTCAAGGCTTGGGGGATCTCTTTGAGCTAGGTCAACGCCAGAACATCGCAGATCCGGAAACAGGTATTGCTGGCTTGGAACGCTCGCGAGCTGCGATCGGAGACGCACCATTTGATCCGATTAAGGGAGTAGGCGCTGGGCTGTTCACTGAAATGTTTGGTGAGCAGGCAGGTGAACTACAAGTCGCTCCGACAGGCACAGCGCTCATAGATCAGCGCGAGCAGGCAGCGCGGTTGAGCGAAGCACGACGACTGTTCCCGGATGACTTCAAGAGCACGACGACTGTTAACCTCGGCCTTGGTGACACTGGCCTTGACGAGTTGATCGATACGCCGACGATTGTTCCGCCTGACTTTGACCCGACCGCTGCGGTGGGCCTTGGTGGCATAATACGAAACGCGGCGAATATCGTCGCTGGCTTGGGTGACTTTGATGTGCCGGCGCCAGAAACGTTGAAAGCGAAAGCTATCATTAACCAGTTGGCGACAATATCAACACTCACAGGTTCAGTCGCCATCCCAGGACGCCCAACGAATGAAGTTCGTGAAGCATTGGGCGGCTTGGAAGTACACCCGGCAGATGTCTTGAAGGGCGATGCTATTGCGATGGAAAACTGGCGGCGTCAACTAGCGTGGTACGACCGGCAGTTTGAACAGACGCGTAAGCGCCTCAAGGCTGGCACGCTGAAAGTTGGTTCGAAGGCATACTCTGATGAGATAGCAGCGGCACAAATGCTGTCAGGTTTGCTTGCAGATTTTAGGGCAGTGCTAAGTGCGGCTGAAGCGGCTGAAAAAGAACGCCGTGGCGAGCCTGTTCCGTTCGAGCTGCCCCCAGGCTACTCGATCGTTACTGAAGACACTGAGTCGGAAGGTGTGTAATGGCCGAGTTCAAATTCAAAGACGAAGCAACGGGAAAGACTCACACCGTCACTGCACCCGACGACGCGACTGAGGAAGAAGCATTCGCAGTGCTGCAACAGCAGCTCGGCAACGTTCCGCAAGAGCGCACGTTTATCGATGATCTCCTAGAGTCGAACGAGGCTTTCGGACGTGCGGCTGTGTCCGGCCTCGCAAGCATACCGCTTACGATAGCCGACATACTGACTCCGGAAACTGTAGCCGAGTCAGGTGCGCGGGCTCCACTTTTTCCAACTGTGCTGCCGTCGCAGCCCTCTAAGATCGTTCGAGGAACGCTGGGCTTACAGTCCGCTGAGGAAGTAGAAAATCTCGGTCAGGCATTCGCGTTTGGCGCGGGCGAGGTTCTCGCACCGGCGGCTGGTATCGGCGGGTACTTAGCCAAGAAGACTCCACACATGCTGAAGTTTGCAGCAGAAACACCGTCAAGGTTCAAGGCATTTTTTGCACGCCAGGGCGCCAAAGCTGGTGAAACATTCGTGACTGATCCCACAGCGCTCATAGCTACTGAATCACTTGGCGGCGGTGGCGCGCGTGCAGCAGAAAAACTCGCCGGTGAAGACGCAGGTCCGGGTACTAAGCTCGGCGCGATGGTCGTGGGCGGTGTGGTTGCGCAAGCAGCCCCGTCCGTGGCAGTAACGACGCTTAGACGCGTCGGCAGATCAGTATGGCAAACGCTGCTAGCACCGTTCGAGAGGGGTGGAATGCAGCGATCAGCAAAATCGATCGAGCAGCGACTTGCTATCCCTCGGGAAGAAGCTCTCAAGAGGGTCGAGGCTGCGCCTGAAGGCGTGACCGGGGCACAGGCAACTGAGGATCTGGGCGCATTGTCCGTACAGCGCAAGGCGCTCGAAGGGGACCCGATAGTAGCCAAGCAGATCGAAGACGATCTCCTAGAGGCTCGTATCAAGGTACAGGAAGAATTAGAGGCCACTTTCGGCCCAGGCATGGACGAGGGCCAGTTCCAACACACAGTCGTTCAGAGCGTCGCAGCGCCCGGTGCAGCGATCGTCAGGGCTCAGACAGACAAGATGATCCGAGAGGCTGGCAAGAGCTATAAATCAGCCTACAGGGTCGCTGAGGGGCACCCTATTGAAGTGGCTGAAGCTGGGTTCGGAGACACCCTGGCTGATCTCGTAGCCAAGAGCGCGGTCAAGAAGGACCTGGGCGTTCTTGTGACGGACGCTGAGCGGACGGGCATGTTCGACATGCTCATGGAATTCGCTACTGCTGCTGAGCGTCAGATCATGCGTGGGGGCCGGCTCGCCAAGGGGCCTACAGACAAGATCCTCAGTAACGAGGTTCTACGGCTCCGTAGGCGCATCCGGAAGCGGTTACGTCAGATGGACAGGGCTGGGGCCGCTGGGGACCGTGCAGAGGCACAGGCGGCGATCATGCGGGATGCTGAGCAGACATTGACAGGGCTTCTGGAAGACCAGCTACCGGCTGCGGTGAGTAAAGAGTTGCGTGATATTGACGCCACATACCGACAGTTCATTACCGTCGAGAATGCAGCGAACCGGGGGAACGGTGAGTTCACAGTATCGCAACTGCAAACATCTATACGTCTGCGAAGCACGCAATCTCAAGTTGCGCGTGGTGAGGCTGGCCCACTGTCAGCGTTCGCACAGCAGAGCATTGATTTGAAAAAGGTACTTGGCAAGCCACGAGATGCGGCACGCGTTGTGCGCGACATGACACCGGATCAGGTGGAAGCACTCAAGGGTGATTTTGCTCAAGTCATGTGGGAACACAGGCTCGTTAAAACCCCACGCGGTGATCAGGTCAGTATTTCTGGTAAGGGCTTGCTGAAATTTTTGGAACAGCAGCGTGAGACGATGACGGCGTTAGGCTTCACTGTTGATGATTTAGCGCGCGTTGACTTCATGGCAAAACAACTCAAGATGATGGAGTTGAAATCACCGGAAGCAGTTGCACACTTATTGCAAGACGGGCCAGGACGCTTCCTGAACTTCATGGCAGCGATGCTTGGTTCCGCAGGTGCGACGAAATTCATGAGGAAAATACTTGGCGGTAGTCAAGGTGCAGGGCCGTCACTGATTGTCGCGAAAATGGGTTCTGAAACTGTACGTCAGAACATCCAGAACTTAACGTTTGATAAGGCGACCTCGATCATGCGAGCTGCTGTGACCGATCGGGAATTGTACAAGGCAATTTTGGTGGCATCCACTGATGATCTTATTACGCAAATACGAGCTGGTCGTCGCATACAAGCCTATCTGGTGAGTGCAGGATTTGAAGCGATAGCTGAGGACGAGTAATGCCTAAAGTACGCGTCCCAGTCACGGGCACGATCGGCAAGGCGGTACTCATAGAGTCTGGTGCCACCGTTGGTGCAAAGATCGGCACGGATCTGCAACTGCCAGATGGCACTACCCCGTCTTTAACTGAACTCGCGGCTGCGCTCGCTACTGAAGCTATCGCTGCGGAACAGACACGAAGTTTTCAACAGCTCGTTGATTCAATTTCGCCGAGTCAAGTGCCTGAAGCTGCCGTTACACAGCACGAGGCTGCACTGACGATCCTCGAAACACAGATCACTGACGGCGCTATTCTGGCTCGCGAAGGTGACGATGCTAATTTTGCTGCGCTCACTGCTACATCCTATGGCGGGATCACCGAGGCAAACTTGGTTGATAAAAGCGCCACTGAAGTTATCGCAGGTGACTGGGAACACACTGGTCTGTTGACGTTAGCAGCGGGAGCAGTAGGCGCTCCGTCATCGAACTTTACCGGCGATCCTGATACGGGACCGTGGAGTCCCGGCGCAGATATATATGCTATCTCAGTAGGAGCCGTGGAAGCGATACGTTATACAGAAGTATCGGATCAGATACTAGCGGATCATTCGATGGAGGCGGGAATTACCGCGTCCACAACACAGACGCAAGGTCAGCGTCCGCTTCTGTCGTCCTATAATGAAATTTCTGTCTGCGCCAACCATAATGATGTAGTCACAATGCCGCCTGCTGCGACAGGCAGACGTTGCTTAATTATTAACAAAGGGGCGAGAAGGCTCCAACTATTTCCTGAATCGGGCGATGACATCGGAGCCGGAATTGATGCATCTGTCACTATTAAATCAGATACTTCTTTGTTATTTGTCGGTATTGACTCGATCAACTGGCATGATGTGGCTACCAGACTCGAAAGCCTTCAGGGTGTTGATCTTACTGATGCTGCTGATGACGACCTTCTCGTACTCGTAAGTGGGATATGGAAAGATACGGAAGGACTGCTTACTTGGAATGGAACCAAATTAAAAACAGATGGTGTGTTGTTTGTACAGGAGCGAGCAGCAGCAATAGCAGACGTAACTGGCTATGGTCAGCTCTGGATAAAAGATACAACCCCGAATGAGCTGTGGTTCACAGATGACGCCGGCACGGATCATCAAGTGGCGTTTGTCTAGTTGCGCGGTAGGTTCCTGATCCGTTCTTTGTCTTTATTACCCTGCTCGCCACATTTGTAGGCTTTAGCAAACGCGTCGGACAGCTCAGCGTTAGCCTGGGGAGCCTCTGGTAGCTCACAGGCAAGTAAGTAACCCTCGGGGATCTCCACGTATGTCACTTCAGACGGGCGTGTTGCGCAGCCCTCTAAGAGCATGATGAGCAGTATAATGGCAAAGCCGAATTTCACGGCTTTCGTGAATTTTGCAGACATAAACATAGTTAGGACTTAAACAAAAGCTCGTGTAGGATTTTTCCGTCCGATACGCATTTGACCGTGTCAGCAGAGTTCGGAATTGGGGATTCAATCGTTATAGGATGAAACGCCACAGGCCCAGCAATATCCACAAAGAAATATTCCTTGTCAGTGCCCGCGAGCAAGTCTGTACACACAATATCCAAGTTAGGGACAAACCGAACTCTCCCGTTCGGCAAAACAACTATGACTGTGGGATTTTCCACTACGGGCGCCGCAGCCGACGAAAGAGCCACGGCTATTGCAGCCCACGGCGCACTCGCGTTAAGACTGGCGTCTTTCCCCAGAGTGAATGTCTCTGCCGGGTTTACCGGCGTGTTCTTCTGCCAGAACTGTGCTCGCAGTCTGTACCAACCAGTGCCGCAATCCACCAAATCTTGAAAGACTACTGATTGGCCCACAGGGAGCGAGACAATGCTGCTGGAAGCCCGCGAGTTCCCAGCGAACGCGAATACAAAGGCTCCGTCCAAAACTGGTGTAACGTCAACCTTCAAGTCAGCATTGTCCGACACTCCACCGGGCGCAATGCTGAATGCCTCAACCCCGTCGTCGGTAGTTATGTCCACCCCGGAAATGCGAGTCAATATGGCTTTGACGTATTGGCTCGGAGCGTCAACAGTAAACGTCACCACTCCTGATGTTGGTGTGGTAGGTGATGAAGCCCTGAATAAAACTATGCCATTTGCCACTCCACGCGCATTCTCCACGGCGGCTATCTGAGTCCAAACTAATCCGTTACCGGACACGTCATAGACAGCCAACACCGGCTGGTTGGTTACAACAGCAAGCAGCAAAGTTTCATTGGCCTGGGGCGACCATGAGGGCATCGGGAGGTTATACCCTGGCCCTGCAAAACAGGCGTTGAGAGTTTCTTCAATAATGAACATTTAATCCTCGATGTCACACCCTACCATAGTGGGCAGCGCTAGACAAAGCCGCTGAATCTCACCGCGCGGTAAGGGAGTTGCAGCCCACTCCTGGGCGTCCGGGTCGTTCTCGCGACCCTCTCGCAGACGGTCGAGATCCCGCTGCGTCTCGGCGCGGTCGCTCACGGCTTGCTGAGCGGCAAGGCGCTCGTCCTCGATCGTCTGTTTGAACTTTTTTTCGTTGGCCTCGAACACGATCACGTCAGCGCGGAGCTGATTGCGTTCCGCAATGATCGACTTGTAGTGCCAGATCCCGCCCCCGCCGATCAGGAGCATGACGATCAGGATGATGAGTTTAATTTGTAGAGTCATTCAAAGTATCCGTACTTGTACGCGGCATATAGAATCACGAGCCACGGAAGGGTGCTGAGGAAGGCTTCAATCGCGCCGTACTCCGTCATCGGGGGAATCTCCATTGGTTTTTCTTTCGTTGTATTTCTGCACGACGTTAGCGGTGATGTACGCGCCGATAGTCGCGAGTTGTAATGTGATGTAGCCGCCTTCTGTCAGGAAATCGAAAGCGAATAGCAACGTGCTTGTTATTCCGCCCGCGCAGGCTAGGAAAAAACGACGCCCGCCACTAGCTGCGATCAGGCTTCCTACTGACATTTCGTATCAGATCCAGAGGCCCGGATTTTCTCCCGGCGATTGCGACGTATGCGCTGAAGTAGAACGTACGCGGAGAGTGCGCCGGTTAGCAACCCAAAGATAAGCACCCCGGTTTCAAGCACGATGTTCCACTCAACTAATGTAGTTGTGAAGACCGCAACTGTTGGGGCGCCGCCCGCAGCTATGACTACTTTTTCTTGCACAGCTAGGATCTCTTTGACTTGTTAGCGTCTTCGACGCCTTTGCTTACAGCCGCGAGCGCGGTATCGGTTGCAGCTCCCGCCACAGCAGGACCGACTTCGAGCTTCTGTAATTGAATTTGGAAGCGGCGGTCTGTACCGTCTTCGTCTTCGCGTTCATGAACTGACGTGACGGGACCAACACCGACGACAATAAACTCGTCACCGACATCTGGCAAGCTGGTGAAACCCAGCTTTTTCAGTGCTTCGTCATCCAGATCAATTTGTAATCCGTACGGGTATCTCGGCCCTTTCGGAGAATCGCAAGCGATTTCATGCTTCGCTTCCTTCTTCGTGAGTTTCATATCTACAAGATGGTCAGACATTATCTTTTCCTTTTGTCGTCGTCAGCTTCTTTGATGCCGCCCTCGATTGCTTCGAGTGCGGTGTCAATGCGTGACTTTAAGCCACCGGCTCTGGTACTTTGAAGCTGTTCGCGAACTGCACTGACCAGACTCCCCTCGTCATCTTTCGGGGGAGTCTCGTCAGCTTTCTTAGTTGCAGTTGGTTTCTTTGTGGTCGTGCCGGGCTTGTCTTCCGCCTCTTTCAGCACATCGCGCTTTGCGCTCGCTTCAGCTTCCGCTTTCCGCTGCGCTTCCTGAGCTTCCGTCACTTCGATCAGAGCTATCGCCCGGTGCCACGCTCGCATCCGTTTCTGGAAGTCTGGGCTCTGTGGAGTTTCGCCCTGCTTCAATCTGGGTTTTGACGGCTTCTCTGAGACTGGCATTGTCTGGTTCCTTCTCTGGTTGACCTTTGCCCTCCCCTGACGGACCGGGCACTTTGTCCGGTAATTCTACATCAGGTTTGGGGGCTGGCACAACTATCAGGGAGCCGGTAGTAATGCTCATCAAAACTGCTTCTAAAACAGTTATTTGCGACTTCAGATCACCAGGGATCAGGGTCGTTCTGAGCTGGAAAAGCTCGACACCCGCCTGTGCTGCGGGTGCGATCATTTGTGGTGAGATATTCATTGTGGTTTGTCCTCAAAGTTAACGAGCTGAATGCGCTCTAAATTTTGGATCTTGTAGTGCTCGACAGTTTTGAGCACGTCGAATCCATTGTCGATGAGCATGGTCAGGACTGCCGAAGGGGGCCAGCCAGGACGTGCTCGAAATGAAAAGTCTAAGCGATAGAGTTGGATCACGCCCAGAAGTCTCCCTCGACATACGTGTGTAGGTGACGCTTACCGAAGCCGTCGATGCTGACGTGTGTGTTTAACCAAGCATCAGGACCGAAGACGTACTCGGCATCAAGTCGAGTCATGGTCCCACCGCGATAGTGTCCGTTCCAGATAGCTTCAGAGTGCCCGTGACCTGTGATGAGCTTGACACCGATCGCACCAAAGTTCTTGATCGTGCCGCGTGCGCCGCCCGGACCTTGATGTCCATGAAAGCCGCACTCGATATCCATAAGCATAAGCGACTGCTTTAGTTTCAACGGGGTGATGTCGTCCGTCTTGCTTTTCATCTGGTTGATCCAGTAGCCGAACGGAGCGATGTAGTCAGCACCGATGTCTGTCATGTGTGCGGACTGTGCCATCACCAGTGCAGTTTCCAGATAGAACTCGATGTTCTCAGTCGCGATGTCTCTTTTCCAGTCTTCGCGAATGATCCAGCGTGACAGCATGTCGTCATGGTTACTTGGTACGACGTAGTTCTTGCGGCTCAGACCATGCTCACGCAGGAACTCGATAGCTTCTAGTACCTCGTCTTGTGCGACGTGGTAGTTCGCCTTATGTTTCGCGAGCTTGATGAATGGATTGCCGACGTGGTGTGGGTTGCCGAAGTAACTGTCAAGCAAGTCGTGCCACACGAGCACTCTTGGATTCAGCACATCGACGAGTCCGCCTTTGCGGAACGTGGCATCGACGACATCCGGATCGACGAAACGATGATGCACGTCACCGAACACAATCGCCTCGTATGCTGGTGCACGCTCGACGGTGCCGTCCGGATAGTATGCTTTGTCAAGCCAGATAAACGCGCCGTCTCTTTTGCGACAGTTGACATGGTGCAAGTGAAATATCTTGTTGTTGACGATCTCCACGATGACGCCACCCTGCACGTGATGGAACTCGCCTTTCTTGCCAGCTTTTGAATCAGTGTAGTTCGGCACTGTGATCGCGCCGGTTGTCGTCAGCACTTTCGGTGCGCGTTTGTGTGGGGTCGGGATGGTCGTCAGGCGTAACTTTGTATGTGCAAAGATGCCGGACTCGCCATGTGTAATACTCTCGAAGCCGCTGAGCGGGTCGTGTGCTGTGGGTCGGATCTTAACGTCGCCGATCAGCACGAGGTTATCGTTCAGCTTTTTGCGCTGGTTGTATAGCAGCTCATCAGGGACCAGCCAATATTCTGCGTTCTTTTGGCTGTCAGTCCAGCGGCTCGTCGGGTTCTGATATCGCATCGTGAGGACAACCAGTTCGCCGCCTGTGTCTTTCACCCAAGACCTGATCGCCTCGAAGAAACCTTCGTGCATCGGAGTCGCGTTCTGCGCAGCCGTGATGAAATAAAGTTGTGAGTCTAGCTTGCGAGCGAATCGTCTTGGTCGTGCTCCGACTAACTTGCCATGTCCGCGTACAGGCCCAGTTGGGTTCGTAGTCGTGTAACAATAAATGTGTCCACCGTGACCGTCATGCTCTACGCACGCGTAACGCTGAGTTCTGGTCTTATCAGAATTGGTACGCCAGCCATCTTTGACCATGTAGCGCTGTCTGCACTTCGGGCATAAGTAATTTGTTTCGACTACTTTATTCTGTTGCTTCATTGGGGTCTATAAGCCTCACTATGTCACCGTCGATTTCCAAAGCGCCTCGCGATTGGAGGTTGATCAGTGCTCGGTTGATGTATTCTGGGCGCCTGTCGCGCTGTCCTTCTACGAGCGGCATCCGGCGTAAAACTTCGTCGTGTAGTTCAATGATTGGAACTGCGGACCCTGCTATTTGCACTAGACTGAACAGGCATTCTAGCACAAGTTTTTGCGTGCCACCCAGCTTTTCGAGTACAGTATTCTCGCTATATAACAATGCTTTATCGAGCATCTCCACGTAGCAAGATGTGAGCCCCTCCATGTCTAGCGGCACAACCATCAGACGGAAAGGCCAAACCTCACCTTCCTCACCGTCGCGCTGTTTCGTTATCTCGATCTTGCGCATGGTCAGGTGATACGCGACGAGGATCTCGACGTGCATCGCAGCTTTGATGCCGGACCAGCCACGCGCGCCCCTAGCTAAATCTTTGCCTGTGTGATGGACAAGCAGCACGAGCGCACCAGTCTGCTCGTGCAACATCCGGCACGCGCCGATGATGATGTTCATGTCTTCGCCGCTGTTCTCGTTAGCACCGAGACTTGCCGCAGCAAGTGTGTCGATGATAATTAGTCCAGGGCTCTTTTGTTTGATCGCCTCGGTGAGCACGACTGCGTCTTCCATGTTCATGAGCTGCGGCGTCTCGCCGATCACCCACAGGTCTAGGTTTTCTGGTGCGATGTCTTTTGCACGTGCATACGCCTTGAGACGAACCGACATCGAGCCCGACGCTTCGGCTGCAACCCACACGACGGTTTGC